ACTTACTTCAAGGATCATAGTGAAGTGGATATTTCAGAGGATGATACGGAGCTGACCGCAAAGATAAAAGCCGCTCGAATGTGGTGTGAGTTTCTTTGTAATGTGCTATTTATGGCTTTGGTGTTGCAATTTAATTCGTTAACTTATAGAAAGTTAAAAATTAAATTTATGAAAGAAATACAATTAACTAAGGGACAGGTTGCCCTTGTGGATGACGAAGATTATGAGTGGCTGAACCAGTATAAATGGTTTGCTCAGTTTAATAAAAAAAACAATGTCTACTATGCCGTCGGAAGAGCTGACAGGGCTAAACTGACATTCATGCATCGTTTTATTGCGGGGGTTGATGATACTAAAACCGAAGTTGATCATTGGAACTTGAATACGCTGGATAATACGCGAAAAAATCTGAGGCCATGCACACGTTCCCAAAATGTAGCAAACACTAACAAGAGAAAAGGGGGCAGTAGTCAATACAAAGGCGTTTATTTCTGCAAACGGACTCAAAAATGGCGGGCGGCGATAACGGTTAATTATAAGCAAAAACATATTGGCAGATATGTATCCGAAATAGAAGCGGGTAAAGCCTATAATGCTAAAGCCATAGAATATTTCGGAGAATTCACCCGGTTAAACAATGTTTAGATGGAGGTGCGAATTCTGACAGATTTGACTGTAGAGCCTGTAACACTAACAGAAGTGAAGGATCAGCTGGCTATTGATTACGATACTGACGATGACCAATTATCCAGCATGATAAAGGCTGCTAGACAATATTGTGAGGAGTACACGCAGAAAGCTTTCGGAGCAAAGACAGTGGATGTGTATTTCGATGCCGAAGATACGGATTTTGAGTTGCCAATAGGGCCATTCATCAGCCTTACCAGCATCACCAGGACGGTGAACGGTAGCAATACAACGCTAACGACTTCGGATTACCTGGTGTATGGCCGGGATTATCCCCGCTACCAATTCAACAAGGTATGGACCACGTGCGGTGTGTCGCCAGCCTATCACACAGTTGTCTATCAGGCAGGATATGCAGATGGTGCTTGTCCGGAACCGATTAAACAGGCGATTGTGAAGCTGACGGCGGAACTGTATGAGAACAAGGAAAACAGTGTCAGCGGAACGATTATCGGGCTAGTACCCAACCACGTAAGGAGCCTGCTGTCACCCTATAGACGCAATGTACTCTGATGAGAGCGGGAAAACTCAGGGAAGTAATCAGCATTCAGCAGGAAGCCATCGAACCAAATGGTTCTGGCGGTTTTCAGGGAGGATGGATTGAACTAAAACAGACCAGAGCGCAGGTGACGCGCTTACGTGGAAGTCGGGGCTTATCAGCCTCACAACTGGTATTTGATGAGCCTTACGAAATAGTGACACGCTATCGAATTGATGTGCCGATAGGGCCAACGCTAAAGATAGCCCATCGGGGCAAGGACATTATCCTGCATTCGGTATTGGAGGAAGATTTCAGGCACCATACCTACAAGTATTTCGGGTATGCGGATAGTAAAGGAGAGGTGAACGATGGAAGTGCCCCACTCCAATTGTACGAAGATAATACACCTCAGAAATACGAGGACGGAAGCTTTCAATATTACGAGGGGTAGCAATGGCAGGCATCAGTGTAAAGGTCAACCAAGGCAGTTTGAATAAGGCCATTAAGGCGATTCAGTTGTTCGGTTCACGGAAAGACGAAGCGATTAAACGGGTTGTAGCTGACAATGCGAATGCTATTACTTCTGATGCCAAAAAGCTTTGCCCGGTTGATACGGGGCTGTTGAGGTCTTCCATAAAAGCTGACATTTCGCCGAATGGTTTCAGTGCAACGGTAGGTACGGATGTTTTCTATTCTGTGTACGTGGAGGCGGGGAGTTCCAGGAAAGCGCCAAATGGCTTTCTGTTCCCAGCATTCGAACAGAACAGGCAGAGTTTTCTTAATAACCTGAAACGGATACTAACGAGCTGATGAAGACAAAAGTAGAGAAGATAAACGACCAGATTAAGAAGCTGCCGGACACCAATCCGATCAGCGACGGCTATCACACGTTTGGCGAACTCTACGCGCATCGAATAGAAATATTTATTGCCCTTTGTCGCGTGTTGAATTGGGATTCTCGCTACACGGGCTCGGTATGGAGGAATAAGGTGGATGATGATTGGTTCATTCTGGGATTAGGTGACAAACCTGGTGAACAGATAAGCTATCACATTCCAATGGACAAATGGGGAGAGTGTGGCTTTGCCATGCACAAGGTTCCTGCTTGGGATGGGCATACATCGGAGGATGTACTTGTAAGGCTGCGGGCACTATGAGAGACAGTAAGCTAGCCATTCGGACCGCTTATTTCAATGCCTTGGACGGCAATATAACCCTGAATGGCCGGGTAGTGCCGCCGCTGGACCGGGTGCCAGCAGATCAGAAAGCGCCTTACATCAAGCTTTCTACGCAGACATCGACGGAAGGAATAGGTGGCAAAAAGGATTGCAAGCTTCAGGAAACGACCATTCTGCTGGACATCGTGACAGCCTATGATAGTAGCCGGGGAGGCAAGCAGGATACGGATCTGATTGCTGATCAGGTGTTGCAAATCCTGGCACCGGAAGATACGGCAGACTTGCCCAGCTTAGGGAACGACTTTCAGTTAGTTAACACACAGATAGAGAGTGATTTTGATATTGAAGAAAAGAACCAGACTGTCTATGTCTATAGAAGGTTAATACGGTTCAGAAACCAAGTGGAGCAACTAGTATAAACAAACCAAAATAACAAAATGGCAACCCCATCAGGCATTGTATCAGGTAAGAACATCATCTTTTCGGTAAACGGCGTCGCCGTGGGGTGTTCCAAGGACGCTAAAGTAACGTGTGATCGGGCCTTACTGGAAGCTTCTTGTAAGGAATCCAGTGGTTCCCGCGAGGTTACTCTAGGGGATTTCTCTTGGGAAATGTCCACGGAAAATATTTTCAAAATCGGTTCGGCTCGTTCCTGGGCTGACTTCTACGGCTATCTGCGCGATGCTACGGTCATTCAGGTCAGTTGGGGCACCAATCTGGCGGGGGATCAAATCTTCACAGGTCAAGCATATTGCAATCACTTCGAAGCGGATGGCCCGGTATCGGATGTAGCCAGCTTCTCTGCGACATTGACCGGCACGGGTGCTTTAATTCTCTCCACGTTGGCTTCACCTTATTAATCTACTGAAATGAACGCATTTACAGGCTTGAATTATATCAACATTGGTGGCGAATCCAGGCCCATCAAGTTCGGGACAAATCAAAGTGCCATTTATTGCCAAACGCGTGGGGTAACACTGGCTACCTATATGAAAGAAATGAGCAGCCAGCGACTAGAAGCCAGAGAAATTGATGGCAGTGAAATTCGCGACTTGATTTTCTCGGCTTTATCGGCTGGCTGTCTTTCTGCCAAACAGCCAATCACCTTCGACAAAAATGAGGTTGGTGACTGGATAGATGAGATGGAACAGGCTGAACTGACTAGGGTATTCACCATTATGTCCGCGCAAAACACCCCAAACGGACAAGGGGCGAAACCGACACAAGCGATGAACTGAAGTCGGAACCGACTGAGTACGATTTCCGCGAAGTGATTGATTTCGCCCTGAGAAAAATAGGGTTAAAACCCTGGGAATTCTGGGAAATGACCTGGCCTGAATTCGATAGTGTGAGGGAGGCTTATTTTTTGGGATTGGAAAGACAGTGGGACCATACCCGACACATTATGACAATAATTCATAACGTCAATTGTGCAAAGCGGTCACAACAAATAACCCCGCAAAAGATGATGCATTTGTCATTTGATCCGCCAAAAGAAAACATACTCCCGCCAACAGAAGAGGAGAAAAATGAAATGCTCCAGAATGCGGGCTTTACCCTGGTGGATGGAGAATGGGTACAAACCAGATTGACAAAGAATTGAATAAGACAAATGGCTAGCATCGCAAATATTAGTGTAGACATTCTGGCAAACCTTGAGAAGTTCAACAAGGGGCTGAATGATGCAACTAATCAGCTGAATGACTTTGCCAAGAGAAATACGGATGCAGGCAAGAAAACCGAATCTGCCTTTGATGGCGTTGCCAAAAAAATCGGTGCCGCATTTGCCATTGAAAAAGTTGTCGAATTCGGAAAGAAAATCATTGATATTACCGGGCAGTTTGAACGACTAAACGCCGTTCTGTCCAATGCACTTGGCAGTAATTCTGCTGGACAAGTAGCCTTCGCCCAGATTGAACAATTTGCCGCCAAGACCAATTTTTCGGTCTTAGAACTCACCGACAGCTTCACCCTACTGGCCAACCGGGGTATACAGCCCACCAATGCGAATCTGACGAGTCTAGCCGATGTGGCCAATGCCCTTGGCAAGCCCCTGGATGATGTCGTCCAGGCGGTACTGGATGTTACCAATACTGAACGTTGGAATGAATTAGGTATCAAGGTAGCCAAGGCGGGAGATACCATTACCGCAACGTTCAGAGGGCAAACGGTCACTGCCAAAGCTACCGAACAAGGTGCCTTGGATTTAATTACAGCGATTGGCAAGTTCGAAGGGGTGGCCGGGGTAACGGCGAAGGTTTCTGAAACATTGGAAGGCAAGTTTTCTAATCTGGGCGACGCCTTCAACCGCTTTATGGATAGTATTGGCACTCGTTCTTCTCCTGCCTTGAAAGGCTTTGCGGATATAGCGATTGCAAGCTTAAATCGGGTATCGGATGCACTGGAAACTAGTGAACACCGTGGACAACGGCTCGCCAGTGGAGGCATTACCACGGCCTTAGCTGGCATTGAGCAACGATTTCAGAAAGTAGCCGAAGCCGTAAAGGCGGTGGGCGGTTCGGATGCGCGGATAGACATTCAGATTAGTGCTGTTGCGCAAGCCCAGATAGCGGAATTTCAGATCAATTTGGATGAAGCCCGCAAAGCGTCTGCCCGCCTCAAACTGGCCCTTAATGACCCAGACACCTTCAAACCGGCTGCCACCGCCCAACTTGATGTGGCCAATAGCAAAATCGCCTATTATTCTGGCTTGATTGAGCAGTTGCCAGCCTTACAGAAGAAGGTCGCTGACTCTTTCAATGTGACCACGAAGTCTACTATGGGCTTACTAGAGTCATTGGAAGCACAAATCAAGGCGCAGCAGGAAGCCAACAAAGCGGCAATTGATACAGGGGCACTGGCGGCTGGACAAGCTCGGCTAAAGAACCTGAATGACCAACTGGAAGCGCTGCAAAAGCTGGGCACCCAAAACAGCCTGGAAGTCGTTACAGACAAGCTGGAAAAGTATTACGCTATTCTAGGCAATCCGGATGCTACGAATGCGGCCGTAGCGAATGCGGCTAAGGAAGTGAGAGCATTGGAATCGGTACGGGATGCCCTACAAAATAATATTGATGCAAGGGTACAGCAATTAGTGCCTCAAGACCTACAAAATCTGCAAACCACCAGCCGTGGGCAACAACCACTACAAGGCATTACCGATACAAGCGGAATTAAGGCAATTAGTACAGCGGCGATTGAGGCACAGAAGCCAATTAA